AGGGTAATTTTCACGCAGCCAAGTTGGATAAAGTGCGTTACTTCCTCTGTCATTCACCCATTCATTGTAATATTTATCCTCATTAGGATACATAACTGTATTTGATTGATTATTGATTATTTCAGCCATGATTTTTTCCTTTAACCGAATGTTGTTGGTGCATTTGGTCGATAATAATTCTCAAAAGCACCTTGTGGAATGTTATATCCAGCCGCACCTTGAGTTGCACCTGATGTGCCTCTATTCTGGAAATAGTTTGAAACACCTTGACCAAATTGCTGATTGTTTGCAAGACCACTCAGAGCCGTAGCGAATGGGTTATAGGCATTAGCTTGTTGTTGAGTAGCAGCGGCATTCATTCCACCTAAAAGCAAATCTCTACCAGCATTAGCACCATAAGCAGCCGCTTGACCACCCAATCCAGCACCCAAGGTTAACGGTTGTTGTCCCATCTGCTCAATTGCCTGTCCACCACCCAAATATGTTGTAAACGGGTTCAATGCACCGACTTGACCAGCTTGATACTGACCCATCAATTGAGAGCCGCTACCAAACAATCCTGCACCAAACGCAACATTTTGTTGACCAGCTTGTTGAGACTGAGCAGCCAACTGAGCATCTTGTTGTGCCATTGCGTTGTAATACGCTTCCATCTCAGGAGAGGCAGCACCAAAGCCAGCCGCACCGCTAGGACGCATACTTGTAGCACCTACAGACAAACCACCACGACCCTGCTGATACAACTGGTTCTGCAATTGAGCCATTGATCGTTCACGGCTAGGTGCAAGCAAGTCCTGTTGCTGTTGCATATATTGAGCCGCAACTTGTTCAGGAGACTGTGCAAGATACTGCTGACCCAAGCCAAACAGTCCTTGTGCGCCTTGCTGAAGCGGAGCATATTGTTGCGGCGCCATCTCAGCCTGAGTCAATGCACCGCCTGTAAGAGCCTGTAGACGGTTCTGATAGGCTTGTAATTCAGGACTGACGTTGTAGCCAGCACCAGTTAGGTTACCTTGTGCATCAGTCTGAAAGTTAGATGTACCATAACGGGTAGTGATTCCGACAGGACGAAACCTTGCCGCATCTGCTGCAATTTGTGCTGCCCGTACTTGAGCATCGGCAGATATGTTTGCCGCTTGTCTGGAAGAATTCCCCTGCATTGCGCCACCAAGTAGCGATGCTCCTGCGCCAATAAATGATTCCATTCCCATTTAAATTCTCCTGACAAATATTTGTCTTAGTTTTCCATCTGTTCCAACAAAATCTTTTAGATACTCAAATTCAAATATCTCTAGAAACTTATTATGCTTTACATCACCAATTTCATGTATTGCATAAATATCATTTCTGTGTATTTCAAACAACTTCTTGAAATCACTTAACAAACTTTGCTTCACTTTCTTTGTCCACCTTACACAATCACAATGTATAAAGGTGAACCCACAATCATTTTCCAAGAAGACAATGTAATCATTGTTGTAGATTACTGGAATCTTCACGCCGTCTATTTTTCTTATTGTTAATAAAATTACTCAAAAAGGATGTTTATATTTCCAAGGTCAAAAGTGTCTGTGCCATTAGCGGTAGTAATTCGGACTCTGTCAAAAACTCCTGATAAACCAATTTGACCGCCACCCAATAAGGTATACCCATCATCTCTGCCAAATGTATGAGATGACACCCAGTTATTTCCTGAGATGTTTGTGATAACCACATTGCCAGAATAAAACTGAGGGGCAGCACCACCAACACCAACTACTAATCCTGCTGAATTAGCAACCATAGACCCAAGTGCATTACCAATAATTACACAAGAACCTGTATACCCAGAAGTGGTAAAAGAACCTGATCCAAGTTGAATTTGGATATTGGATGCGCCTGATGTACTTACACCTTGAAAAATCACAGTAATACGCTTAACCCATGATGGGATACTTGTGAAGTCAATGCTTGTACCACTGGTAGATGCAACCGCAGTGCCATAGGTAAGAACACCTACTCCTGTTGGAGTCCCGCCTATTACTGGACTTGTTAAAGTTTTATTAGTAAAAGTCTCTGTTCCTGCAAGCGTAGCCAAAGTACCAGTTGTAGGTAAGGTGATGTTTGTTGTTCCTGTCAAAGTTCGAGTGTAAGCAAAGTTACCAGAACCCGTAACAGTCATTGCCGCATTATTAGCAACTCCTGTACCCCCCTGATCTGCCCCCAAAGTACCTGTAGATACCAAACCTTTAGATGCGTCTGTAAAAACAGGCTTAGAGGCCGTCAAGCTAGATAAAATTGGTTGGGCAGTTAATGTCGCTACACCTGTTAATGTTGATGTACTAGTAACAGCCAATGTAGGAATTGTCACCGTACCCGTAAAGGTGGGAGATGCAGAATCTGCTTTTGTAGCAACAGCAGTTTGAATGTTATTGAATTCAGTATCAATCTCAGTGCCTTTGACAATCTTCAAGGCATTGCCAGAAGCCAAAGCATCTTTGGTTGCAAAGTTGGTTGATTTAGTGTAATTAGTCATTTCTTTCCTTTAACTTATCTTGCCATTTTTGGCTTGAATCTCTATCTTTTGAATAGACAATGCAGAACCGTCAATGTCAGATTCATAACCCGTTTGCACAACCTTGCCCGATCCAGACGCTGCAACTGTTAATGTCTGTAATGCAACACCATCAGAATAATATGCAATAACTGTTGCATTTGAACCATACTCTGCAACTCCATAATAGTAAACACCTTGCTCTGGAATTGTTGTGTTGCTGGACAAATAATTTGTCTTGAAATCAAATCCCCACTTAAATGTAACGTCCTGATTTGTTCCACCAATAACAACAATAGACAATTTCTTCAAAATTGAAGTTACATTCTGGTCACCAAGATCGGCATGATTAGTGTAGTACAGCATCCTGTAAGAGCTTGCGTAATCTTGGTAATTTCCATACAAACCTACATATCCATTCTGACCTATATAAAGCGTACCATTCCTACGGAATAAAAACGATTTAGGCGTAATTGAGTCCCATGTAGTAACCCTTGCAGAGCCATCAGGTAGATATGCTTTGGTATCAAAACACCAAGTAGTATCAATGCTTGGAGTTACCAATAGGTAAAATGCTTCTCTTTCAGAATAAATAGACTTGATGTTTGCTAGTGTCTCGCCAGCCACAGTACCCATTAAGTCATTGCGAATATTCTTAGACAAGTCTCGTTCTGGTGCAGACTTCTCTTGCACCGTTCTCATCAACGATCTGACACCAGAATTAGACAAGAACAGAACATCAGTGCTGGTTGTCTGAATGCTATCCCTTGCAATACAACCAATGCCTTCAACAGTATCACTCAATTGCATTGAAGCTGGTGTAGTTGCATTCTGATAAATTAGAATCTGACGCTTACCAAAGATGAACAGAAAACCATTGTGTGCAGCAAGCCCCGTAATCTCATCAGCACCATTGACCCACACACGGTCTACATTCAAAGAACCTGAAGTACCTGTTGACCAAACATGACCAGCAATCAAGTCAGAGAAGTAAACAGTTGAAGTATTTGCAGAAGTACTTGCCGCCCATAATCTACCAAAAGCAGAGATGACAATGTTTCCACTTGGAACTGTTGCTACATAACCAGATTTTTCAGAAACTCTGCGGAATGTAGTTGTACTTACAGCGGGATCATAAATTAATGGGTCATAACCTACTTGAAAGAAATAGGTTATTGAGTTCAAAGAAGCACATTGCCAATTGCTTGCCGTGATTGTTGGTGCAGTACCACCGCCACCATAAGTCAACTCAACAACAGCATTAGACCCGTCAAGTTTGAATAATTTATTGTTTCCAGCAAATAGAACAGTCAAAGTACCATCAGCTTGGACTAACTCATGAATGACTTTTACATCATTTGCGCCAAGATTTCCAGAAGAAGAATTGACTCTTGAGTAACCTTTGCGTGAACCAATACGACCATACTGGTCAATGATGCAGTTTGTCGCAACCAAAGCAAAGCCAGCATTCAAATCAAGAGGCGAGTCTTGAGTGTTCAACCCATAAAATCCTGGGGCTGAGATGCTGTAGGTTTGAATTGCTTGACTCATATCGCAACAAACTCCTGATTTTCAGGGTAGCGAGTACCTTCCAAAGCAATTTGGTCAGACAGCATAGATTTGTATAACAAATACGCTTCAGATGAAGATAGACCACCATCTTCACCTCGTTCTACCAATGCACGGGCATAAGCATTCTGAGCCACTAAAACATCACTCACCAGTACAACTGTTGAACCAGATGTCAGTGTTGCTTGCGGAACTGTCAAAGCAAACTTGATTGTGTATGCACCATCAGGGATTGGATAAAGATTTACCTTAGTGTCGTATGAGGAATCAACTCCATCAAAAGCAAATTCAGTAGGGATTGAGTTGACCAGTGGCGTAAAGTTCAGCTTGCGATTCATGTCCACAAAGCTGATGTTAATCAAGCCAACATTGCTTGTGGTGTTGATTACATCCATTACTTGAAACTTCTGACCAGCACCCGTCAAAGAATAAGATGCTGTAGATGCCACTGTAGTGACTGTAATTACTTGACCTAGTACGTTCCAACTAAAAGCATCTTCAATCTGACGTTTTGCGTCATTGACAAACTTGCCAATCAGAGTTGAATAGGTTGTTTCAGTTGTTGTAGAAACAGTTGTCTCACGCAACCTTACGAGTACATCATTAATTAATTCAAGGTAGGTCATGTTCTAGTCAATCCTTCTTCTTCAATGGTAACTACTACTGAAAATGTAGATGCCGCCTCAGATTGTGCTTTAAGTATGTCGCCTTCTTCCATCACAAAATAAGATACGCCTCCCCAATCTTGTGTAGTTTTGGTAGTTAAAGCAGTTTCAAATACAAGAGAATATGTAGCAGACTCAGAGGTATCTGTCCAACTAAAAGAAATATGTTTTTGCGAACCTGTATTAACTGCTCGTAGCAATACCACCCTTGCATAGTAACCAGTAGGTACTGTATAGAGGGTTGTCAGCGTGTTTGCTGTAAGATTTGCGCCAACTGATAATGCTCTCATTTTGCTTTTGCCTTGTTCCTTGCGGATATAGCTTTAGCTTTTATCTTAGCGTCAGCTTTGGAGGTACTCCCCCATGCCTTGAGCGAAAGAAGCAGTCTTGTTGGTTCACCATCCTTGTACTCTGCACCGCTGTTACCAGCCATACGAGCCAAGAAACTTGCCCTGCGAGGATTATCCCCCGACTTCACTGGAGGTTT